ATTCATCCTTTGTTGCTACTAGAGCCATAACATTCACTCTAGAAGCCATTTTTACACGGTCGCTGTCATTCATGTCACAATGTTTGACACGCGTCTTTAAAACCTCAACTATTTATGAGGTAGCTGGAACCGGCGCCCTTGCTTACTTGATTTACAGATCTATGTTAGGCTTGGGACTATTCACCGCCGTCCAAGAGACCATTACTACACTCTTGTCGACGACAGCTGTTGTACCCTCAGTCGAACCAGACCGAGCTCGCAACATTTTTCGCGATTTGTCTTTAACTGTAACCTCTAGACAATCGTCACGTCCACATCCAGAATCAGCCGCTGATAGATCCGGTGCATCGAGCACAATCGACCGACTAGCAGCCCTGCTTGGCCTAGATGCGTACTTTTTCCAAATGTCCAAATCCGATCGGGCGTTAGGTAGAAAAGGATTTCGTGCCTACTTTTGGCCCAAAGACACTTCCATTGCTCCAGAAGCTCTCGCTGTACCAGTGAAGCCCCTTATTGCGATGGTCGACGTAGACCAATATGTCGATGTCCCCGGAATCATGACCAAATTTTTCGAACCTCTTGTGTTCTACACTTTCCAACCAGGCGCCGTAGCGTCTGTTACTGATAACTATTCCTTCACTTTTAATAAGTCGGATGAAGTAGTCTATAACACGGTTGGTGGTGGAGCTTATCAACACAAAGTTTGGAATTACTCCAAAGACTCGTTTCTAATACAAGATACCTTTCTTGGAATCCCATATCGTGCTGTGACTTACTATTGTGATAGAAGACACACCTCACCAGACCATGAGCTCATTATGTTAACCCCTATATCCAAATGGGTTGGTTTGAGTGCTATTCTCACCCTATGGTTGAATGGCCCACGTCTGGAACGCTTAAGGGTACACCACGAAGGCTTCCTCCGTTTAGAACTTCAGTCGTCCGATGGAGTCAAAATTTCGACTGGTCGCCCAGGTGATTACGCCTGTGCCACCATCAATGCCACCGTTGATAATACTCTCAGTACCATTGCTGAGACGTCGAAATTTGATTTGAACATGGCCCAGGTTCAGTCCGTAGCTGATTGTGATAAGATCACTGCGGCAATCCTTACCCGTTACCACCGATCGAAGAATACGTCAAAACCTGACGTCGTCCAACCCATTGCACCAGCAGTGAACCGCTACCAGTTCGGCCTCTCATCTTATGACCCAGAAGCCAAACCAATGGTTAAGCCGTTCATGAATCCTATCATCACGGGAGCCTGCGCACCTGATTTGTGCCGAGCTAACGAAGAGAGGATGGTAAAGGGAAGGGTGACTGATGTTGCCACCACCACAATGATGACCCCTGCAGTAGCCACATCAATGAAACTTTTCATTGATCAGCTCATCCCGGAGAAATATTGTGCCGTGCCCACAGACGTTGAAGAAGTTACTGCACGCCAAGACCGCCCAGCCCAACGGCGGATTTTAGATGTTTGTGATTCTATCGTAGCCAATGCTAAGAACCGAGTTTTACAGGTTTTTACCAAGAAGGAGACCTACGGAGATCTCAAGGATCCTCGCCCTATATCAACCATTAATGGTGCTGATAAAAGGGATTACTCTCGTTATTGTTATGCAATGTCAGCGTTTATCAAACGAACCTCATGGTATGCTTTTGGTAAGTCACCCCTTGACACTGCAACAGCAGTCGCTAAAGTCCTCGAAAAGGCTGAAACCGCCCTCGCTTCTGATTTCTCAAAGTTTGATGGTCGTGTGTCCCCAGCCCTTCGGGAATTTGAGCGACGTGTATTTTATGCCTTTTTTAGGCATGAGTACCATAACGAATTGACGACCTTGATGAGCTCTCAACAGAATCTAACAGCTTACTGTACCTATGGTACCTCTTACGACCAGGGATCAGCCCGCGCCTCCGGATCACCCGAGACCGCCGCCTGCAATTCCCTATGCAACGCTTTTGTAGCGTTCCATGCCTACAGACTGATGTACCCCGGTGAACCGGCCAGCAAGACTTATGCTCGGCTTGGGATTTACGGAGGGGACGATGGTTTGAGTGCCGACATGGATCAACAAAAATACATCAAAGCCGCAACCGCCGTTGGACACGTCGTTACCACTGACGTTATCCATAGAGGACAATTGGGAGTAGTTTTCTTAGCCAGAGTATATGGACC